GATTACTATTATTACCACTTTGCGCGGCTATTTGGTGGATACGGCTATCAGAAAATGCGGGCATGGGGACTACCGACAGTTCGGCCCATGTAGCGGCGGTAACTTCCATTACGCCGTTTTCGTCGTAGGACCATGCCGTAGGGGTTGCGCCAACGCTTACGCCAGTTAGTACGCCGTCCATGGCTAACGTCAAGGCTTCACGGCCGTTAGCCGTGTCACTAATGCGGGCCTCGAAGTACATACCGTCGGCCATTTCAACGCGAGCGGTTACAACGCCAATAGGGCGCGTGTTGTCGTGGTATTGAAGCAATACGGGCGCTTGTCCTTCGGTTGGCATTGAACCCGGCATAAAGCGCACCGTAGTACCGTCCGAAGTTGTCGCGTCTACGCCATATGGGACCGCAAGGCCCATAATCGTACGCTTCGGGGTGCCGTCGGGCGCGGCGGCGTCAATGGTAATTGGTGAAGGTTGAAATTTAATCATTGTGTTTAGTCCTCTGTTGTTGGGTTTGTTTGGTTTGGTGTCGGGCTTACTGTTTCCTCGACGTATACGCCGTCTGCGATCATTTCTTCTAAATAACTTTCGATATCTAGGCATACATAGGTACCGTTTGGTAAAACGTTGTTGGCGCTTAATGTCTGATTAAAAACTTCTATGTAATTTTTGGCCGCAAATAGATATAGATCTTGTTTGGCTTGTGAAGCGTTTTGGTAGGTGTATCCGCCGACGTCAATACCTAAAAGGTACGCGGGAACGTTTGCGTACCGGCTTAGTTCTTTTGCTTGGAACTCGCGACTTTCAACTAGAAGCATTTTATCGGGTGTGGCCGTGGTCGCTTCGTAATCTAACTCTTGTGAGATAAAAGCGGTTTGGTTTGTCGCTCTTGCTTCGTTAAACGCTTGGGCCATGTCGCGCATTTCTTGGGCGGTCAATGGTTCGCCTGACTTTTGTTTCAAGACCCCGGCGGGAATTGCGGAAGCCGCATTACGCCATGCGGCGTCCTCTAAACGGATAGCGGTAGTAATCGGGCCTTGTGCCATATATAGCAAACCCTGTATAGGGCTTAAAAATTGAATTACGTCGTTACTGTCTAGTTGTAAACCGCTAAATAGTAATTGGTCCGACGGTCCGAACCACACCGGACCCGCCTGATCCTGACTAGTCACCATTGCGGACGGTAGACGGGTAAAAGTCGCGGGGTAGCCGTCGGCCGTCCTACTTTGAACGTGCCAAAAAGCCCGGCCATAATGAAATAGGTCGTCGAATGTCCACGCCATAATAAAGTTGTTAGTTACGGTTGGGTCTAGTCGTTCGGCCCATGAACGCGGCGCAATATAGACGCGTTCCATTTCCTCACCGTTCCATTGTTTACGGTAAAACTTAAAACCGATAGTAGCGACGATAGAAGCGATCAGGTCGCGCGATCGTGAGATAGCGGGTACGCCCATAGCGCGTTGGCGGGCGTTGCCGTCAATGTAGGCATAGAAGTTCCCAATTTGAGACGCGCCCGCATTAGATCCATATCCGATAGCGGCCTTCGTCGTGGGTTCCTCGCTTACCGCCATTTGTGCGGAACGATTACGGGTAAAGAATGCCATAGCGAAATAGTACGCCTTTTCTAGTTACTAGTGGGGGAACGCCCGCCGTCGGAATGTCCCCGACGAACCGCCAACGACGGACGCCCTATAACACTAACGCCCCACGATAACTATTGAAGGTTTACCCGTGTGCGCGGGTCGTGACGCCAACGCAACGGCAAAAACCATACAACGGGCTAACTCGATAGGCCCCGGCGAACGGGCGCTAGAAAGTGCCACGGTCCCCAAGTGTTTAACCATTGTTGCGCGTTCGACGTGTTCCATAAGTAACAACGATCCGCTATGGGCTATGCGGCCTTCGATAATCATTGAACGAACTGGCGCGGTCCACTTGCCTAACTCGCGATAGCCAACGATTGTACGGCGCGCTTCCCATTTAGGGGGGCAAGATATTTCAAGGCTAGGCGGCAACGCTAACCGTAGGGAATGGGTGCTACCTAGTTCTTTTTCGACGGCCTGCCACATAGCCGCCAAACTTTCAACGTGGAACGCCACCGTTACAAACGTTTTCTGTTCTACTTGTACGGCCCTAACCCCAACGTAGTAACCGCCGTCTATGGAACTTTCAATAGACAACACGCCCCCGCTAGGTATTTCTTGGTCTGTTTGTAACGTCTCAAATAACCCCGGTTCTAACCAACCAGTAGACGAAGCGACAAAAATATTTACGCTAGAACGCAAAAAAGCGGATCGGTTAGGACCTTTTGCTTCGGCCTCTAATACCGACATATCGAGCGTGTAGCCAAGCGCGGGGTTTGCGTACGCCCATGCTTCAGGGGTCATAGGGTCTAAACCCGGTGGCGGTTCCCACGATCCAAAATACATAGGGCCAACGTCGCCCGCGTCTATCTGTTTCAAGCCTTGGGAACGCCAACGCAACATAGCGGTACTGTGTTGCGTACCTGCCGTAGAGAACATACAAAACAACGGGTTACGCCTAGCGCGTTGCGTAGGTAATAAACCTTCGTCTATGGCCGCTTCCGATACGTTCCATACTTCGTCTACCGTCACTAGATCGGCGCTGTAACCGTGGCCCGCTTGCGGGGTCGCCGCGCGAACTAGCCAACGGTGCTTCACGCCGGCAGGGTCTAATACCGTTAGTTCGTTACGGCCGTAAGACCATGAAACCGTAGCGCCGTAATGTTCCTCTAAGTACGGGGCTAGATATTTAAACAAACTTACGGCTAGGTCTAACTTGTGGGCCACACTAATAACCAGTTGGGGCGTACCGCGCCTAGGACCTTCAACGGTTAAATGCCAAGCAATGAGCGCCGCCATAAGTTGCGTTTTTCCGCATTGCCGCGCCACGGACGAAAGCCCAACACGACGTAAATAATTACCTTCGTTGTCCATTGCCGTTAAACCTTGGGCTACTCGATATTGCCACGGCATTAAGTCAATACCTAAAAGCGTTTTAGAAACACCCAGTATTTCGTCGGCCCGCGTTGGCGCGTCGTCGGGCGTGATCGTTTCTAGTCTCGGCCAGTTGTGGCCAGTTTCCGCTAGTTCGAACTGGTTTGGGATATACGAAACAGAGCGAGCGGGGGCTTCCGTGTTGTTGTGCGAAAAAAATTCCTTATGGGGTAAGGGTTTGCGGGCGTTCGGTGCCGGCGTCATGGTTTGGCCGTTCTTTGTGTTGGCGCGTCGTTGGTTGCCTAGTTTGGCCCCGCGTGACGCGTTACATGGCTTACACGCGGGAACAAGGTTATCTAGGTCGTCGGTACCGCCTAAGACGTGTGGTACTAAATGGTCGGCTTCGGTTGCGGCGTTTGTTTGGCACCAATGGCAGGTAGGGCTATCGGCTAGTAGTTGTTTGCGGTTGCGTTTGTATGTCGGGTCGTTTGTTGTGTGTTCTCTTGGCATTTGACTAGCGCCCCTCACTTCGTATCGGGTTGCTCTCGATGTTATGCGGGGCCGTTGTTGTGTTGTTTCGGGTTTGTCGGGTTTGTTTCATTTAGTTACCTTGTGTTGTGTAGTTAAACCTAGTACGGGTATACCTGCCCCACGGGTTGCCACCTAGTCCGTGTCCCGTCCGTTCTTTATTGTCGCGGATCACGACGCCTCTTTTCATAGCCCAAACGTCTTACCCCTGCGCCATTAGTTCGTAATGTTAAGCATGAAGCGGGGCGCGTTTGTCTACCCACGCTTTCCGTGTGTTTCCCGTTCACCTTGCTAGGGGTGTAGGCCGTGGTTGTATTCAGTTAGTCGCGGAAGTAGTGCGAGAGTATGGCAAGGGTGATACAAGTAACCGCTATGTAGTAGCCAACGTATGCCCACGCGTTCACGATCGTTTAATGCCTTTTAGGTGCGTAATGTATTCCGTAGCCGCCGCATAGGTCATGCCGTTAGTTTCGGGCGGGTCTATGTTGCGTTCGCTAGACATTGTTTCGATTAGTTTTATTTGTGCCGGCGTCGCTAATCCTCTTGGTTGGGCGTGTTCGGGTTTGCGGTCCATTTGTGTCTGTGCGTAGGTGCTGTAACGGCGGGGTTCGGTTGGTTTGCTTTCGGCGGGTTCTTGGGTGCTTGGGTGTTGGTTGCCTTGGGCGGTGCGTACTTCGTCGGCGCTTGCTAGGCCAGTAGTGATACCGAAGCCCATATAGCCCAAAGCGCGGCCTAGGGCAGACGTGGCCCCGTTGGGCTGTTCACTATCCTTAGTAAAAGGCGTACGCCCCGGCCATACTTCCCAACAATAGGCGCGCATAGGTAGCGGGTCTAGTTCGTCTCGAAAGACGGTTACGGCGCATTGAATGTAGATCCGTTCGCCTAAATGGATTAGTTCGGGGGCGTCCTCGACTATGCGTAGCGTTGGGTATTTCATTAGGGCCAGTTGTAGGCGGTGCTTGACGTCTACATAGTCGGTCATGTCAAACGCCACGGCGGGTCTCTTTCCATATTTCTATCGCGTGAGGCAACATTTCTAAGTAATTTTTGTAACTTAAAATTTCGTCAATGTCACATAAAGACATTAGGTCAATAGATATTAATACCACGTCTTGGCAAGCACCATAATAAACGGCCTTTTGGTATTCGTCGTAATTAAATTCCATTGTTTAACGCTCTCAATTTGTCTAGTTCTCTTTCCATTTGGCGCGTTTCGGCTTCGTATACGTTTATTTGGT